TGATGATTAATTATACATCACTCGATACAGGAATTGCCTTCATTGATAAGGATAGGTTCGTGTTATGTAATCCTGTTAATAGACTAATAGATAGATGGGCTGTGTTTCTTACCACGATGACAACATATCCTGCAACAATCTTCAGTGTTCCGCCCAGACATCGTGCAATTTGTCTGAAATACAGAATTAATGACGACTGGTATTTATTTTGTGATGGAGTATGGGGCGATTTTGGAACATACAGGGCTTTCCTGACGAAGGAAGAGCGTTTCGATATGGCAGCCACTCTGCGGGTGAACCCCACCTTCGATGGAGAGCTGAATGTTGATAATGTGGAGAAGATGATGATTAATTATACATCACTCGATACAGGAATTGCCTTCATTGATAAGGATAGGTTCGTGTTATGTAATCCTGTTAATAGACTAATAGATAGATGGGCTGTGTTTCTTACCACAGACGGTGATTCTATTCCTGTCCATTGTACAATAAGTGAAGCAAAATTTGTTGACCTCGATGACATGGTTGACCTAGCAAATGATCTTCAACTTAATACGCGGCCAGCTATGGAGTTAAGCCAAGCCAATTTGTTAACACATGGGAACAATGATATGAATTCTGCCAATAGAATATCTAGAACAATGAACACTGAATGGGTGAAAAATTGGTTCTCTGACACTATAGTGATGAATGTACCTGGAGATGGCCTCTGTGGAGCACATTCATTACACAATGCCTTATTTGATATAAACATTTATGTGACATTGGAGGAGATCTGTCATGCATTAACAGTATTAGAGCATGGAAGAACATCTTGGTGGTCAGCAGAAGTTCTACGTGAATACTGCCGTCAAATAGGTGTCAGATTATTAATCAAGCAGATAACTGGCCGTGAGGCTGCATATTGGTGGACAACCAATATGGTCTTGCCTATAATCGGAATCTGGGCTAATGGAACTCACTACCAATGGTGCAAGAAAATAACTAGAAGTACAATAACAGAGAAGCGGACGCACGATGGACCCAGTCCCCCAGGACCAAAACGTCAAAAATCAGTATCATTCTCTTCTGATTCGATAGGCAGATCGATCAAAGATCATGAAGACATCGTGATGGAGGGTGATAATGATTCACATTATAGCGATGAAGTGGGCAGGAAGAGGAATGGACGCACGATCTTTGATGCCCAACCTGATCCTATATTGATTGACAGGGGAAATCCCGCCACAAAAGAGAAAATTGAAAAATTTGGGATTGATCCTGATAGATCCATTCATGGGCCAAAACACTTACAGCAGTACTTAGATACTGTTGATGCTGATGATGCGGAGATCACTTATGACATGCCAGAAATAATTAATGATCTTCGAGATGAAGATATTCACTACTGGCATGATTTCACGGGGATAAGACCCATCATACCAAAGCGAATGGATAATCCTTTAGTCAGATTACCACACGAAATAGCTATAGGGATCGCAACAGGTGGATATGGGAAAATTAAATATGTGCATAACCATTGGAGGCCGGCAATTTCCGGACTGTCCGGATATATTCATAAGCATAAGTCCATGCTATTACATGACCCTACTAAATGTGACACAAATATCAATCTGTTGAAGGATTTAACAAGACAGAACTTTGGGATGGAGACACAACTGTTGTCAGACACAATTGGAGCTTGCGCCAGGGAATTCACCATGCACGATTTCAATATAGCTTGTGGTAATGAGATTCCATTGAGCGACTTTATAACAAAGCCACCGAATCTGACATCATATCATATATTTATAGCAACATTGCGACATTTACTTGTCCAAAGTAACCCTGGAGTGAAAGTTAGAGGGACTGATTATGAGTATGAGTGTGAAACTGATGGTAGGTATTATATGAGAGGAACATTCGAGGGGTCGCGGTACACATTGCTGTCTTGTGGGTCACTTTTCTATCTTGAACATGAATGCCTTGATAGACCATTTATTGGCACCATCACGTATCTTGATTACACAATTACATACACAGAAGTACGTCACAGTCTCAAATTACTAATGTCAACAAAAGAATACGAATGGATGAATGGGGTAGCCAGTCTATTACTGACATTAAGTGAATCATACACTGAGCATAACGATTCAGTTGAACTCATCAAAACATTTGAGGGTCTATGCTTACATATTTCCGATATGATAGATACGAGTTATATCAATTGGAACCCTGCCTTGGATGCTATTTCTGATTTTGTGAATTGGTGTAATAAATGCACGGGTCAGAATGCAACAACAAATGATTTCTTTGATTACATGTATGACTCCCGTGAATTACGTGATACAAGTACGTTAGCCGAGCATTTTTTCTATTGTTTGTCTCACCTCAACGGAACCCAATTACAAGAGATCTCGTCAATCCATAAATTCCTATTTTATGCCGAAATCGATGCAGAGGCTGGAATGAGGAAATTTCTTTCACGAGTGCACACTAAACGTGTAGTGGATCCTGAATTCATAGCGAAGATGGTACATTTCGCCAGGAGGAATTTCACTCTGGAATATATGAAGAGACATGGAAGTGTTCCCAACTTCAAAGAGGAGAATCAAGAAACTGAGACAATAAGATTTTGTATGAGAAATAAGTTGCTCAATCAACTGGAGAAAGAATCGATTGATTGGTGGTCAACTGTGATTCCGTATAACTGCTTGAGTATATCAACAGCAAGAAATGTACTCGAAGTGGCAAAGGACAAGGGTGCTCTAAAGAAGGAAGTGAAGTTTGGTCCGGGAGATTCACATAGAGAACTTCTCCAAGTGATTGAAACTCCTGAAAGGGCTTATGCAGAGATTGATCTTGATGCCATACCGGAAAAGCATGATATCAGCATCAAGATACAAAGAAGTGAGAAATTTCCGGTTAAGGATAAATGGCCGACACGTATCATTCCTAAGGAGAGGGAACAGAAGATTGCAGCACGACTATTTGGAAACGCTAACCTAGATAATAAACACGGGCTCTCTTACAAAATGTTAAAGGCAAAGAAAGCATTAAGTTATTTCAACTCAGAAGTGATGACAAAGAGCGACAAGGAACGGAAATTGAAACTCCATAGGATGGCGCAAAGTCTGAAGGATCCTACCACTTATTGCCTCATGTTGGACATTGAAGGTCACAACCAATCTATGCAGAA